TAATAATGACGATGTTGTCAATTTTGTTACAATAAAATTAAATAAAGAAATGACTGTCGACGAAAATTCGACTGACGAAGAAGATAATAAATATGCAGATCGATATAATGATATTCTTTATAATTTCTACGAAATTTTAATCAATGAACACATTGAAGATTTTGATGTAGAAATCGAAGTATAAAAATATGACACGAAATGACATTAGTCGTTTTGTGTCTTTTTTTTCGCTCAAATTCAAACGCCTTTTTCAACACATAATGGATAACTATGTGAGGAGATACCTATGATTAAGCAACTATTAATCGGTCTTTTTGAATTGATTTTGATCGGTGGCGTACTCGCTCAAGTATTATTTTTGTTAATGATATTTGGAGACATGTCATGATCGATATTGACTCATTAAAATTAATTTATAGCGATGATCCATCAGTTGAAGACGATCATTTTGAAATTCGCAATCATGAGAATTTTAATATTCAAGTGTGTAGTTCTGAAAGCGGTCCGTATCACATTGACTCTTATATTGTTAATGAACGAGACGGTTCGACATTTATAGATCACGGCGAATATACGTCTATTGCTTTTGCGATTAATAAAATTAATGAATTATTGGAGGCACGAAATGCAGCTAAATGAAAAAGAGACCGAACAACTTCGCGGTTATATTAGAGATTTGTGCGAATGGGAATACGATCGTGTAAGTTCGAGCGGCAGAGAAACACTCGATAAATTAGCACACGTTTTTGCTATATATTTTGAAGACGAAGAACAAGATTGAGCGCTTCGGCGCTCTTTTTTTTCGATTAACTTCGTCGAACATTTTCAGACGCACATTTGACACCTTAATGGACAACTAACCAAGGAGTGTCGAATGGCTTTTTTAACTTCCATGAGTAACCGTAAAACATTTAATTATAAGTTTTCGGTATACGTAAAAGACGATCCTGTATTATTAGGTTTGAAAAAGCGTGTACGCGCTCAAAATAAAGCGACACGTAAAATGGCCCGTAAACTTGGGACGTACTGTGATAGGTTTGCACTTCGTAAGATTACTATAATGGCAAGAGGTCCACGTAAAGTTAACGGCAAACTTCTTCATCCAAACGCATTCACAAATTTACGTCACGAATACGGTGTTTATTTTGATGTTTATTGCAGCGTAGATACAGATGCCGAAAATAATCTTATTCACGAAATTGAAACTGGCATCACACCAACGATGCAGAAGAAAATTGACAATCTTCGATATCAAGCAAACGTGATCGAATTGCAAGCAAAACAAAAAGTCTACGCATAACCTTACGCAAAACTGCCTCTCTTCGGAGAGGTTTTTTTTCGTCTTAATTTCAGACGCCTTTTTTAGGCCTCCATGGACAACTAACCAAGGAGAATAAAATGTCTTTATCATGTTTTCTAAATGAAAATATTAGCCTTGCCCATAACGAACTTAACTCCGAGCAACAGCCTATAACGGTTGTCTCATTGTTTGAAAAGTTAGACGGTGAGGACAAGCGTCAATGCATCATCGATATGCTCGAAATTATGGGCAACACCGAAGATGGTTGTGACGTCAGCGATGCAGTATCTGCAGTCGAAGAAATCTTACTCATTAAGATGTTCGAGTTAGAAGTATCTGTGACGTTCCAAGCACAAATCAAAGTGTCTGCACCCGATGAAGAGACAGCTAGAAATATTGTCGAAGGCTTAGATGGCCATGACATAATTACTGGTGACTTCGAGTGTGATGATTACTGCGTGCACAACTATGACATCGATATTGAAGAGTGTGAAGAAGCATGAAGTGGCTAAAGCGACTTCTTATAGTGGTCGTCGTGTTAATCACGGCGGCCATTATGTTTCTTTTATTTAATCCAAATCGAGGACAATAACATGACACGTAAACATTATCGTTTCTTTGCCAAGTTTGCTGCTGAGTCTAATCTGAGCGAACATCGTATTAATGAGATGTGCGACTTCTTTCTTGAAGACAATCGTGCGTTTCGCAAAGCAGTATTTATGAATGCTTACTGGGATGCGAAAGAGGCATACGATGCGTATAACGAAGATCTGAAAGAATTGCTAAAACAAGGTTGAGGGCGTTAGCCCTCAGCCTATTTTTTTCTTCGTTTGCGATTTTTTAAGTGCAGTTTTTGTCGGTGCACCTTTACTACCAGGCTTTCGCATAGTCTCGCCGCTACCTGCTTTTATACGTTTACGTTTTGCGTGGATATTATCCCACAAGCCGCGCTTGTTGCCCATCGGCTGTTACTCCCATCCACTTACTCCATTCAGCGTAATAATGACGCATACCAACTTCGTCGTGGATTGTTTGATTTTCGTGACGCCCATGTAAGATGTTGCGAGGTTCAGTACCAGGTCGCATCGTCGTACCTTGACCAGCAACGCCAATTAGGTCTTCGTGTAGGTTTCTACCGAATGGTCCCCAAATAGAGTTGTGATGTTCAATACGAGTAGCTCGTTCTTCTGGTGTGTCGCTCTTCAACCCATACCCACGAAATTCAATGAGTACCTTGTCAGGGCCAAGCGGTGTAACGCTATCTGAGCGATACGCGCTGCCACGTAAGTTAAAATTAAAGCCTGGGAACAGATCGACCATATACCATTGGTTAGGAGGCAGCGAAGGAAACGACAACTCGCCTCTATCTTCAAAGCCTTCATACTCTTCGTAGTTAACGGTGAAGCTGCTAACGTTCACGTGTCCATTACTGAACGGTATATTTTTGCGCGCAAAGTAAGCATCGTTAAAGCCAGTGACACGGTTATGGTAGTGCATGAAGTCGTGATAAAATTCACTGTTCGTGTCGTGCCATAGCTTGTAATTAGTACCGATGATCGCTTTGTGATAATGAAATACCTCAAGCGGTTCAGTGTTGATGGCACTATCGATACAATCAAAGGCACCATCTAACCACTGCTCGAGACTTTGGCTTGGATTACGATCTAACGTAGTCCATACCATACCGCCATAATTTACTTCGGTGTGCAGCTTGTCCCAGCCTGCGTAATCAAGTTCGCTAACATACCCTGCTACTTTAACGACACCTGGATTGTGATACAGATACGACTGTATTCCATCCTGTTCATTAACGATAAGTATTGTTTTGTGTGCAATTTGTGATGTACGGAAACGACCTACCTCAGGTAGCTCACTTTCGTGACACACAGGAACCCACACTTTGCTGAAGATCTTTTCGATCTCTTGCTCATACAAATCATAGTCAGAATATATAAGCGAACTGATGTGTTCTATTTTAGGTGTTTTAAGCCACGCTTTGTGATTGCGTGGTGGCATTTATCGTTTGCACGGTTTCATGAAAACCTCCTACATAATTTCGCAGCTGCCTGAGCTGCACGCTAACTCTTGTGAGCCTGTTGTTGTGTCTTCTTCTTCGACCATGTCGTTCCACTCTATTTTCTTTGGAAACAGGTTTGCCATCTCTAAGTAGTCCTCGTATTCAACTTCTTGATATGGTGCTTGTCTGTAGCTGCCGCCGTCGTGTGGCAGAAACGAAATACCTGAAATATCGTCAAAGTTGTTAAACACCCAAGCGCCAACTTCAGGCCACTCGTGTTCATGTACGCTAATGGTTATCGATGGTTTGTGTTCGCACCAAAACTCTTGATACATCTTCCATAGTTCCAGATGTTCAATAGCCGTAAGGTTCTCACGCGTAATTGCATCCTGTGGTGACATTATTGGAAACGTTAGCACCGTAGTTGTTTCAGGGTTCATTACATCAGGTTCAGCGTGGATACCTTGATCGACCATAAACTGTGTCAAAGGATCTTTATTGTCTCCACGCACTGTGCGGAAGTAAAAGTCACTATGCCTCGTATGAATACCTGAGGCTGCATCGACCAGCTGACTAACAGTACCACTTGGCTTAACGCAAGTGATGGCTGTTGATCGCGGAATACCTAACATATCTGCATGCTCGGCATTTGCTGATACTGCTGCAACACGCATAGCTTCTAACGTATCTTTGGCTGTTTCAGTAACCGAGTTCATCAGTTTGTTATCCATGATACCTGTAAGCGATACACCTAGTAGTCGTTCTTCAGCAGTGTTCTTTTCCCACACTCGACGCAAGTACGGAAAGTTGACTAGCGTCGCTTGAATAGTGCCCAAGATGCTTGCGAGTCTCACTTTCTTACAGAGGCTATCTTTGTCATCTTCGGGTCTTATGACGACCTCGGTCAGATTACAGAACTGGTATGGTCGTAAAATTATTTCGCTGCACGGATTTGTGCCGAACTCATGGTTAGGATCTCTCCTGCCATACTTCTCCGCTTGCTTTTGACTTGCAACGCGGTTGAAGATACCTCGCTCACCTGATTTACTCTCATAGAGTGAAGTCCATTCACGTAAGAATGCACCTACATCAGGCTTCTCAGTAAACGACACTGAGTTGTTAGCGAGTGCTCGCTGTTTATTCTGGTTCCACCACTCGCCTGACTTAGCATGACGCATACGGTCATCAGTCAAGTTGGACAGGCTAATCATCGCTGAGCGTCTAACTCCCCCAACGACTACAATCTCACCTATCTTACAAAACAGATCATGACATTCAATCGAAGAGAGTCTACGTCCTTTGGCATTGCTGAACAGGTTCACAGTAAACTCAAACAAGTCTACCAGCGGCTCAGGTCCTGAGGCTCTGCCTCCGAACTGCTTTAGCCGTTCACCTGCTGCACGTACCTTGGTGACATCCCAGTTTGGTTTTTCACCTGCATATAGCAGCGCTATCAGCATTCTAAAGGCCTTGGACCATCCTTCTTTGCTGTCAGATACCTTAATTACAGTATCAGATGCAAAGAGGCGCTCAGGGACTTCAGGGAGCTGATTAATATATTGTCTCTCAACACTGAAGCCCACACCTGTACCACACATAAGTATGAACATAGCCTCGTCGAAGGCCTTGGGGTCATCAGCGACCAAATAAGAACAGTTATAGCCACAGGTATTGTCTCGGTCCAATGCAGGACCTGCAGTCATTAAGGCTCTCATGCTAGGCATTACTTGCTTAGTAATGATAGCGTGCCTTATTTCTTGCCAAGTTTCTTGGGTTATAGCCGGAGCCTTGGTCGACATAAAATCGATGTATCGATCTACAGTCTCTTGCCATGTCTCTCGTCTCTTTTGGTTTTCTAAATATCTTGCGTATCGGGACTTATGGATAAAGTCTCCGTAGAGTTCTTCTACTGTCATAGGGTCTATAGGTTCCTTTATAGGTACTTCTACTTCTACACCTAAGGAAATCCTTAGCTCTCTAGGAAACTAGGGCTCTCTTAAGTGCGGCTAATTAAACGAAAAAAATCCCCCAGACACGGAGTGCCTGAGGGACCTGGACAACTACTCGGAGAGCAGTATCACTAAAAAATAAGTGGCAGAGGCAGTAGGAATTGAACCCACTCTGTCAGGGTTGGAACCTGATGTGCTGCCGTAACACTTTGCCTCTAATCACATAGGGTGCAAAAAGGCGTCTGAAACTGAGGATGACCACTAGCATAGCTAGGATCACCACCAGTCAGTTTCAGCTGTTTAGAGATGTAAGCCTACAGCAGCCTTTTGTCAGGCATGCTCTCAAGTAATTCTAGGAGCATTTTTGTGTACTGTTTTGCCTTTTGGACATCCTCAATGCCATTTTTATGCTTATATCGGGAGATATACTTAATTATGTTGCCAGCGTAGTAGTCTTCGGCAATGCCGAGGCTTTCCATGAATTCTGCTGGCTCGATACCATCAATATTGTAGTGACTCGGGTGTGTAATAACATCGTAGTCACTTAGTTCTTTTTGTGCCATCTGTTTCATAAACTCTTCATGTCGTAACTGTGTCATCTGGTCTCCATAAAACTACTTCACCATCGACATAATCTTCAGCTCTTAAGATCCTTGCTAAGCGTGCTTGCACAAGTGCTTCTGCTTCTCCGAGGCCTGCCTTTTTGAAGGCTTTAACCACGGTTTCCCATGTTGGAGTTTCAAGGAGTTTAGCTGCAGACTTATCGCCTATACCAGGGCAGCCTTTGTAGCCGTCAGCAACGTCGCCTGTCAGTGTCTGCTTAAGCCAATTGTAGTCGGCTTTTTCTTGTGACACATAGTGCAGCTCGCCTAGGCGATAAACGCGTGTAGGTATTGTGAGTAAGTCTTTGTCGTCAGACACAATGATGTTGTCTGGGTTTCTACCGTTTGTAGCCATGATGCCTAAGACATCGTCGGCTTCGAGATGGTCGTATTCTACACATGTCCATCTTACGTGGTTTTGTTTCCATACGTATTCTAGCATGCTGCCATAAGCCAATGGCTTTCTGGCTTTCTTGCGGTGACCTTTGTATGTCGGATCTACAGTTTTGCGAAAGTTAGTCTTGCTGCTAAACACAAACGTAACTTCGTTAGCTTTTAGTTCATGCTTGATTTGCTTTGTGTATTTTTCAAAGGAATCGATTGCTTCTTCTAGGTTAGAGTGGATTGTGTGAATGTTCTCATCCCAACGCACCTCGTGTTCTAAGCCTACGCAAATTGTAAAGACGACACCATCACCATCAATCAGTAAATGGTTCTTCTTGCTCATATAATTCTTCCATAATATCTTGCAAAAACTGCAGAC